ACTGAACAAGATTTTGATTCTCGCATTGTTATTGACATAAAAGAGGATTCTTTTTCGTTGATGCACACAAGCAACCTAGATGTATTGCAAATCTATGTTGTTTTGACGGCAGCACTAGAGCATCTGGAGACTTTGGTGGAGGACTTAACACCGCCAAAGTTTCTGAATTGACAGTCTGGAAAGACAGACATTTTATTAACTTTCAAAGGAATTGAAAATGAGTGATCTGAAACCTGTTAAAATCTCTGGAGAGCTATTCTGGAATAAATGGATGGCTGAGTTCAATAAAGCTTTTAACGATGATAATGACCGCTATGAGTGCACCATCGGTATGATCTCTGACAGCGATGTTGTCAAGCTGACAAAGCTAGGCATTCGCGTCAAGTACAAGGATTCCATGGGCAACTACATTGTCGGCAAAAGCAAGTACTTGTTTGGGCCTGTCGATGAGAATGGCAACCCTGTGCCTGTTGATGTTCTCGGTAACGGTTCCAAGTGCGAGGCTATCGTAGGCTCTTATGCCCACAAAGCCAGCGCTAAGTATGGGAATTCTCCAAGCATTCAGAAGCTGAAGGTAACTGAGGTTAAGACCTATGTGCCTGACGCTAAAGAAGGGGATGATGACATCCTCTGAGCTTCCTAAAGTAGCTCTCTTGGACGCAGATGTGATCGTATACAGGGTCGCATTTGCGTCTGAGGATGAGACAGAGGAGATCTGTTTCGCCAGAGCTAAGGAACTAATCCTGGAAATAGTTTTTACAGAACTAAACTGCGATGACTACAAAGCCTACCTCACAGGAAAGGGGAATTTTCGACATATGGTGGCAAAGACAGCCCCGTATAAAGGAAACAGAAAAGATGCCCCAAGACCAAAACACTACGAAGCCCTCCGAGGCTATCTCCAAAGACTTGGAGCCACCATTGTTGAAGGACAAGAAGCGGACGATGAAATCGCCATTGAAGCCACCCAAGGAGATTACTGGATAGTCTCTATTGATAAAGACTTTGATCAGATTCCTGGATGGCATTATAACTTTGTACGCAAAGAAAAATATTTTGTTACCGAGGAAGAAGGGCTACGAAGTTTTTACAAACAGATTCTTACTGGTGATCGTGTCGATAATATTATTGGCATTAAAGGTATCGGGCCTGTTAAGGCTGAGAAGATTTTAAAAGACTGTAAAACAGAGAAGGAGTATTACGATGCTTGTATTAAAGCTTATGACGGTGATGAGGAACGAGTTAAAGAAAATGCGGTACTACTATGGTTAAGGCGAATCCCAAACCAGACTTGGTTACCTCCTTTAGCCTCGCCGGATTTGATTGGACAGTCCGACTAGTCGAAGGATTGGCAGACTACGGTAGTTGCAGTCCAGCCACGCAGGAGATACTTATCCGTGCGGGTATGAACGAACAAACCACGCAGCAGACATTTATGCACGAACTGGTTCATGCTATTCTGTTCACGCTAGGCAAAACAGACCACAACGAAGAATTTACCGATTCTTTTGGGGCTTTGTTGCATCAGTACGAGAAGACTAAAGCATGAAGACATCATCGGCTAAAGCGAAAGGAAGAAACCTACAGAAGTGGGTCGCTAATCAGTTATTGAATTATGAGCCTACTCTGGAGCCTGACGATATTAAGTCAACTTCTATGGGCGCTGGTGGCGAGGATGTTATGTTGTCTCCTGCTGCTAGGAAAGTGTATCCTTGGCAGATTGAGTGTAAGAATTATGCACGAATAGCCGTCTATGACTTTTACAATCAAGCCTGCTCACACGGGACACACGAGCCTGTAGTGTTTATTAAACAGAATCAGTGTAAGCCTTTGGCTATTGTCGATGCAGAATACTTTGTAAGGAACTTTAAGAATGTCAGTAAGACTAGTGTGGGTAACACCGGATGCGGAAAAGCAGATTGCGTACATGGCAAGGGTAAGCAACCCAAGCAACCAAAACCAACCGGACACGGCCCCGAAGCTGCTTAAGTACCTGATCGAGAATAAGCACTGGAGTCCGTTTGAAATGGTTAATGTTTGCATGGAGATTGAAACCACCAGAGACATAGCCCGACAGATTCTTAGACATCGTAGCTTCTCTTTCCAGGAATTTAGTCAGCGTTACGCTAAGGTGACAGACTTTGTTACCTCTGATGTACGCTTGCAAGATATTAAGAATAGGCAAAATAGTCTTGAGGCAGACGATCCTGCCTTGGAACTGTGGTGGGAACACTCTCAGAATGCCTTGCTGGATCATGTCGAAACGATCTACAAGGGCGCACTAGACCGTGGCGTTGCACGAGAGATTTCCAGGAAGATTCTGCCTGAGGGCCTTACAATGTCTTGTATGTACATGAACGGTACTCTGCGTAGCTGGTTGCACTATATCGACATTCGTTGCGATAAAGCCACTCAAAAGGAGCATAGAATCGTAGCTGAACAATGTCGAGATATAATCTTTAAAGAGTTTCCCAGTATTAAAGAGGTATTTAATGGAACTTGAAGACTATTTTCACCATATTAACAAGGAGTCTATTATGAATTATTATGAAAAAGACACTCGCGTTACTTTTAACATCGATGTGGACAGCGGCGAGACTGAGTATCCTGATAAGTCCAATTCTTGTGATTACAAATACTCTGGCCCTACATGGATTGAAATTCTGGAGGATGTTATAAGGGTTCTTGAAGCCTCTTATGGCTATTCTATTTCGTCAAAAGTCTATTATGTTGTAGAGCGCCCTTTGTGGGATCATAATCATTCTCCTGCGCCGGGACGGGAAATTGATAGAAAAGCATTCCTGGAACTACTGGAGAAATACCCAGAATTAAACAACAAAGGCGAACATCAGCCACAGGCTCCTTTCTTTACAACTACTGAGGACGATGATGAGAATATTGGTAATTCCTGACTGTCAAATCAAGGAAGGCGTTCCTCTGGAGCATCTGACTTGGGCTGGAGAGGCTATCTGTGAGTACAAACCAGATGTTGTCGTTAACATCGGTGATTTTGCTGATATGCCTAGTCTGTCTAGTCACGATACTAAGGGTTCTAAGTACTTTGAGGGGCTGCGGTACAAAAAAGATATCGAAATTGTACACAACGGTATGGAAATGTTGCTAAAACCTCTTAAAGACCTGCAATATCGTCAAAAGAAAAACAAAGAAAAAGTGTATAAGCCTCGCATGGTAATGACACTAGGCAACCATGAGAATAGGATCGACAGGGCTGTAAACAATAATCCTACCCTTGAAGGACTAATTTCTACAAAGGACTTAAACTATGAATCTGATTGGGAAGTACACGAATTTCTTCATCCTGTTTTTATTAACGGCGTGGGTTTCAATCATTATTGGCCTGTGGGTGCATTGGGACGCCCTGCGGCTAGCCCTGCTGCTATTATCAGTAAACTGCATATGTCTTGCATTGCTGGTCACCAACAAGGCAAACAGGTGGCTTACGGAAAACGGGCAGATGGGAAACCGATCACCGCAATCGTTGTTGGTAGCTACTATCTACATGATGAGTCTTACATGGATCAGCTTAGTAATCGTCATTGGCGGGGACTACTGGTGATGAACGAAGTCGAAGACGGTCACTTTGATGAAATGTTTTTAAGCATAGAATATCTGAAAAGGAAATACGATGTCGTATAACTCTTCCGGAATTAGAAAAAAACCTAAAAAAGCAGATTTTGTTTATAGGGGTATTCGATACTGGATATGTTCTTACGATAGTACAGAATTATGGGACGGTGAGTACGATTGTTTGACTTCTTTTGATGTTAAAGAATACGAAACAGATAAAGAAGTTTCAGACGATAGTTCATTATGGGATGATAATGAATTTCATTATTTAAAAGTCCGTAAAAACGGTTTCCGTTTGTTCTATCATGCAGGAAGATCAGAAATGTTTCCTGAACGATACTATGGTTAGTAAACAAGGAGGTACAAGCGGTGCTATCAACTAGTGAATATATCAGTAAAATCCTGGAGGAAGAAATGCACCAAAATAGTGCATCAAACCAGCAAGTCGGCGGTAGCCACTACAGCAAACATAAAGTACAACCTTGGGATTACATTTATGAAAATAACCTTTGCTATTTCACTGGCAACTGTGTAAAATATGTGTCCCGTTGGAGAGACAAGGGAGGCGTGGAAGACCTGAAAAAGGCTATCCATTATCTAGAAAAACTTATTGAACTTGAAGAAGGAAAGAAATGACCCCCTATCAGACTTATATCGCAAAATCGAGATATTCCAGGTTTCTTGATGACAAAAACAGGCGTGAACACTGGGATGAGACTGTAACCCGTTACATGAATTTCATGTCCAAGCACCTTAAAACTAAACATAACTACGAGATTCCTCCAGAGCTTCACGCAGAGCTTTTTAATGCTATCAACGATCTTCAGACAATGCCATCCATGCGGTCTATTATGACTGCCGGGGAAGCTCTGGAGCGTCAGAACATCGCTGGCTATAATTGTTCTTATTTGCCTGTAGATGACCCTAAAGCCTTTGACGAGGCTATGTATATTCTATTGTGTGGGACAGGCGTAGGCTTTAGCGTGGAGCAAAAGTATGTCAATAAACTACCAGAAGTGCCGGAACATTTGTATGAATCTAATACTATGGTTGTCGTTAAAGACTCCAAAGAAGGATGGGCTAAGGCGCTGCGTCAAATTATCGCCCTGCTATACGCTGGAGAAGTCCCGAAATGGGATGTTTCCGCAGTTCGTCCTGCCGGAACACGCCTTAAGACTTTCGGAGGACGCGCCAGTGGGCCAGAGCCACTCGTGGATCTGTTCAAGTATGTGGTTAATAAGTTCAAAGGCGCTGTGGGCCGTAAGCTGCACACGATTGAGTGTCACGACATTCTGTGTAAAATCGGGGAAGTTGTTGTCGTTGGTGGAGTGCGCCGTAGTGCAATGATTTCCCTATCAGACCTTAACGATGATCGTATGGCTCACGCTAAGGCAGGTAACTGGTGGGACGGTAATGGTCAACGAGCGCTGGCTAATAATTCAGCAGTTTATGAGGTTAAACCTGATGTGGGTCAGTTCATGCGTGAGTGGTCTAACATCTATGAATCTCACTCCGGTGAAAGAGGAATATTTAACCGCTATGCATCAGAACTACAAGCCAGCAAAAACAACCGTAGGGCAGTGGATAAAGAGTGGGGCACTAATCCTTGCAGTGAAATTATCCTTCGTCCTTATCAGTTTTGTAACCTATCTTCTGTTGTTGTTCGTAGCAGCGATACTATGGATATCCTTCGGAATAAAGTCCGTCTTGCTACCATTTTGGGAACATTTCAATCGACCATGACCCATTTTCCGTATCTCAGGAAGATATGGCAGCATAACACTGAAGAGGAGCGTCTCTTGGGCGTATCTATGACAGGTATCCTGGATAATGCGCTTTTGAACAACGCTTTTGATCCTGAACTACCTAAACGCTTGGAGGAACTAAAGAATGTCGCTATTGCTACTAATGCTGAGTTTGCTAACGCTCTTGGTATCCCTGTCAGCGCAGCTATTACTTGTGTTAAACCGGAAGGCACTGTATCTCAGCTTACAGGAACTGCTAGTGGTATCCATCCCCAACATAGTCAGTATTATATTCGCCGTGTCCGTTCTGACAATAAAGATCCTCTGACAAACTTTCTGAAGTCTCAGGGATTCCCTTCAGAGCCTTGTGTGATGAAGCCAGACAGTACCACTGTATTCAGTTTTCCTCAGAAGGTTGGCGCTGGAGCTAAACTGCGTGAGGAACTGCCAGCTATCGAGCATCTGGAACTCTGGTTAACTTATCAGCGCCACTGGTGTGAGCATAAGCCTTCCGTGACCATT